GGTGGAGCGCGTCTCTCCATCACGTACCTTCTACATCCCTTTATATGGAAAAGATAGCACCCGCACACTTTGGTGAGCGTGCCCGGCGAGGATCGGTTTGAGAAATCGAATCGTCCTCCACCCGGGGTTCGTGTGAACCGTAGGTATGGAAGAGATTGTCAATCTCCACCGTTATCCCCCTAAGCTTTATCTCATGGATTACTTATTTCTAAGAAGTTTTATCAATGAAAGCGATAAGTCGCAATCAAAGATAATTTATTCAAAGATTAAGAATCGTAGAGAAAAGCTCGTGGTCAAGTTATTGATTACATTAATCATAACTTGTGAGTGCGTTTTCTTTCCGCGGTCTTACGGAGCTCGTCCTTTCATTGCTAGCTTTGTGAAGCATGTACTCGTCCTCCTGACGACCCGTGGCTCCCAAAATGCCGTTTTAAGGCTGAAGGAGCTGCGGGGTACCTGGCTACATTTTACTTGTACCCAGGCTTCGTCAGTGGATGTGTACCTTGCACAGTTCCCCGACAGGGTCGATACCATAGGCTCTTTACAGAGCTTAGGGTTCTTCCCTGAAGGGTGAAGGGAGGACCCTGACTGACAGCGCATGTGTCTTATTGCACTTACGTGCCTTAGGACTGTGCGCTGAACGTCGGATCCAAACTTGACCTCCATTACTGATCCCTGATTGGGCAAGAGCCCTCTCACTCGTTCTGAAATTCAGGACGAGGTGCGCCGTATAGCGCACGAGGTCAGGATGGGGCCAACTGTGATAAGGTCCATTCTCCACAAAACTTACAGAACAGATAGAGGCAGTGCGGGGCTATACGGCCCTGCATTGTTGTCTGCGCCCAGGGAACTGCCTGATCTCCCCGAAACACTTTTGGATTCATTACGAATCCTAGGTGGGGGAGTTCAGCCAGGGAACTGGGAAGCTTTCAAGAAGGCCTCAAAGAAGGCCTTCCCTCAGATCTGGGGTAAGTCGGAGTACGAGGTCATACTTCGCAAGCTAGCGAGCTTCCCTGACAAGGAAGGTAAGATGCGAACTGTAGCGATCCTCGATTATTGGTCTCAGCAAGCGCTGAGGCCAATTCACGAGGTACTGGCAACGGTCTTGCGGCGATTGCCGCAGGACTGTACGTTCGACCAGGGGAAATTCGTTACTTCCCTTGGTCTTGCGCGCGTCACGGACACGGAGTGCCGTGACCTGCCGTTCCTCGATGATAGAGGATTACCGCAGTTCGGTCAAGCCTTCCCGCGGTTCAAGGGTAGAACCTATTCTGAAAGGTTCTACTCTGTGGACCTCTCCAACGCAACTGACCGCTTCCCAATTGCTTTACAGCAAGAGGTGTTGGCGGGGTTGTTTGGAGATCAGGTTGCTGCTGCGTGGAGGGATACCCTCGTTGGGTATCCTTTCTCGCACGACAGCAAAGGGAGCCGACGAAATGTCGGCTATGGCTCCGGTCAGCCAATGGGGGCGTACTCTTCGTTTCCTGCTTTTGCCCTAAGTCACCATGTGGTGATAAGGGCTCTTGCTAGGAAGCTAGGAGTACCTAGCACTTACGCAGTCCTCGGTGATGACGTTGTCATCCAAGGGGACTCCCTAGGTAAAGCTTACATGGAAGTTTTAGACTCCATGCAAGTCCCTTACTCTCCGGCGAAGACCTTCATCTCTTATGAGATGTTGGAATTTGCCAAAAGAGTGATCTACAGGGGCTGAGAAATCAGTCCCCTGTCGATCGGGGGAGTTCTTGCCACTTTCCGATCTTCGGATCAGTGGATCGAATTCCTGCGTAATTGCGGTTCCCATGGCTGTCCGCTGTCCATTAAGGAAGCCCGGGATCTCACACTCAAGCTTCATAACCGTTTCGCGCGTCGCCCTACCGATGGGCGTACCGTTTGGCGTGTTATGAAGTGAAAGATAGCCTTTGATCTAGCTAGAGACCTTAACTTCCCCGAACTCTTACTCTCTGTTGAGAGCAGGAGGGAGGAGAAGCAAAAGACTCGAACTAGACCAATGTTACCAGGCGGTTTAACCCGGCTGGCATTGGGCGCCTCCCCTTGCGAGGGGGAGTTGGGGCCCCTGTCTATTATAGACATGGAGCTCCAGGCCCAGCTGTCTTTCAAGAGTGCGGGTAAAGTCTTATCTGCGGTTGGTTCGAACTTTAATGAGTTCACCAAAGCGCAGGTTCGACCCTACCAGGGTGACCGATCCCAAGTCGATACGCTCTTGAACTTGAGTTTTGAGTTCAACCAATTCTTCCCCGCCGCGGCGAAGCTGTTCTCATCCTTTAATGAGGCAGCCTTCGCTCACGACGTCCAAGGGTTTTCTAAAAGAACCCGGGAAGTTGATTGGACTTTTCTCTCAAGTACAAGGGCCCCGGCCATCCTGAGCGAACTTGTCAGACTGAGGCTCACCTCCTTTCGGAGGTGGGTCTCAGTAGGGTGTCCTCGACTTCCCGATTGAGAGGTAACACCTCTCTCTCGTGATTTCTTGACACCCAGGGCTGACAGGGCTGTGCCACCGCCTGATTAGGAAGGATACTTGGAGTTAGGCTTTATGCCACCTCTCGGTATCGATAAAAAGTTCACATACGAACAGATGGTTAGATTCCATCTGCGCGCTTACTGTAGTGCTTCGGCACGTATGCTCTGTTGAGCATAGGCAGAAGCGCCCGTAATGTGATCTGGATGTTTAGGTCTATTCAGACTAGGCAGCCTCTTCGGAGGTTTCCTAGGAGATCTAAGCGTCCTCGTGTCCGGGTTGTTGGTATATCCCTGACTCGAGTATGCCCTGCTGATAAACAGGGCAACGCATTCAATCCCTTTAGGAAATCCTCCTGAGTTCGCTCAGGGGGTGGGGCCTAAAGGCGTATGTGCAGCCATACCCC